ATGGCCGTCCTGACCGCGCAAGCGATGCCCCTGGGCGGGCTGCAGCCCACCTACGCCAACGCCGCCGGAGGCGGCGACCAGGCCCCGTGCGGAGAGAAGCTCGTCCTGCACGTCCGCAACGGCGACGCGTCCTCCAAGACCGTCACGGTCGCCACCCCGGGCACCGTCGGCGGCCTCGCGATCGCCGACGCCAGCCAGGTCATCCCCGCCGGCGGAAACGCGTTCATCCCGCTGAAGTCCACCTACCGCGACCCGACCACCGGACTCGCCGGGATCACCTACAGCGCAGTCACCTCGGTCACCGCCGCAGTCCTGCAGCTGCCCTGAGCCCGTGGCCCGGGCACGGCTGGACGGCCTGGGCAACGCGCTGCGCGCCATCGGGCGCATCCCCGAGGCCATGCGCGAGGCCCGCACCGAGACGCTCCGCGAGTGGGCGGACAACGTCAAGAACACGGCTGGCGAGAAGGTCCCGCGAGACCGCGGCGAGCTGTTCCAGGCACTCGACGACCGCGTCAACGACCACTTCGGGCGGGCCGAGGTCGGCGTGTGGGAGGCCGACCAGCTCGAATACGCGATGTACGTCGAGAAGGGCACCTCGAAGATGAACGCCCAGCCCTACCTGGTGCCCGCCTTCAATGACCACCGACGGCAGGTCACCCGCACCTACCGGGCGGCATTCCGCCGGCACATCGGAGGGGGGGTGAACAGGTGAGCCTGACGGACTCCTGGCTGCGCCAGCTGGCACGCGAGCAAAAGCGCCTGGCCGACGCCGAGAAGACGGCGGCCGACGCGCGCAAAGAGATCGCGCGGCTGGAGAAGAAGCTCGCCAACGCCAAGCAGCGAGGGAGGGGCCGGTGACGACCGCTCTGTGGCCGCTGCAGCTCGCCGTCGTCGGCCGGCTGCGCGCCGACGCCCCGCTGACCGCCCTGGTGTCCGGGGTGTTCGACGAGGTCCCCGAGGACCAGGCGCACCCCTACGTCACCCTCGGCTCGATCACCGAGACCGTCGACGACGCCCACAACCAGCGCGGCCTGGAAGCCCAGATGGAACTGCACATCTGGTCCAGGTACGCGGGCTACAAGGAGGCCGCCGACATCCTCGCCGCCCTCGACGCCGTCCTGGACCGCCAGCCGCTGACCGTCACGGGCTTCCGTGACATCTCGGTCGCGCACCGGCAGCACACCGAGCTGCGCGACCCCGACCCCGACATCAGGCACATCAACGTCAGCTATCGCGTGTGGCTGACCAAAGCGTAAGGAGGTCAGACCGATGGCTGGTCTGGACGCTTTCGGCACCCAGCTGCAGCGCGGCGACGGCGCCACCCCCGAGGTTTTCACCCCGATCGCGAACGTCACCGACATCACGCCGCCCGGCATCGAGCGGGAGACCTACGACGTCACCGCGCACGACAGCGAGGACGCCTGGCGCGAGTTCATCGGCGGCCTCAAGGACGGAGGCGAGGTCGAGCTCGACCTCAACTACGACCCCCGCGAACACGATTCGCTGCTCGCCGACTTCGCCGACGCGGTGCCCCGCAGTTACAAGGTCGTCTGGCCCGGCACGCTCGGCAACTGGGCCTTCAAGGCGATCATCACCAACTTCGAGCCCGAGGCCCCGCACGACGACAAGCTCGCCGCGAGCGTCACCTACAAGGTGTCCGGCAAGCCCACCATCACCACCGGCTCCTGATGGCCGTCGAGACCGTCTACGACGCCGATACGTGGCCGGTCGTCGCCTGCAGCGAACGGCTTCCCGAACTGAGGGCGTGGCTGCAGGCCAACGGCATCGACCCCGGCGACGTGCCGATCAGCGAGGACATCGTCATCGAGCCGCTGACGCTCGGCGGCGACCGGGCGATCCGCTACACCGCTCACCTGCGCAACGCAGAGGGGTGCAAGTACCTCGACGAGGCCACGGGCGAAGCCGCCCAGGAGGAACGCATCGTTCCCCTCGTCGTCGATCCCCCGCCGCAATGGCGGGAGAAGGAGAACGACAGATGACGCAGTACCTGTCCGCCGATCAGATCCTCGGCGCGGACGACCTCTCCTACGAGGACGTCGAGGTTCCCGAGTGGGGCGGCACCGTCCGCGTGCGAGAGCTGCCGGGCACCGAGCGGGACAAGTTCGAGTCGCAGTTCGTCGGCAAGGACGGCGCCTCGATCCGCGCGGAGGGCCTGGAAGGCTTCCGGTCCCGGCTCGCCGCCGCGGCGATCGTCGACAAGGACGGCAAGGTGCTGTTCCGATCGGCCGCCGAGACGAAGCGGCTGGGCGAGAAGTCGGCGGCCGCGCTCACGCGCGTGTGCGACGTCGCCGTCCGGCTGTCCAAGCTGTCCGACGAGGACGTCAAGGAACTGACGGGAAACTGAGGGCGCGGCCGGTACGGCAGTTCTACTTCCGGCTGGCCGCGCACCTCGGCATGACCGTCCGGCGGCTGCTCGCCGAGACCGGCTCCGCGGAGCTGGCCGAGTGGCGGGCGTACGAGCAGATCTCCGGCCCGCTCGGCGGGGCGCGCGGAGACGTCAACGCCGCCATGGTCGCCTCCGCGATCGTCGCGGTGAACCGCGGCAAGGGCCAGCGGGCCCCGAAACTCGCCGACTTCATGCCCCGCTGGGACCGCACCCCGGTACGCAAGAGCCCTGAGGAACTCTTCAAGGCCGCGATGGTCGCGAACTCCGCCCTGCAGGGACGGGTGATCACCAACAACTGAACAGCGCGAGGGGGTGATCGCCCGTGACCACCCTCGCCTCGATGACGGTGCGCCTGGGCATCGACACCGACCAGCTGCAGGCGGGCGCCGACAAGGCCAAGAAGGTCCTGACCGGCGTCGGCAAGGCGGTCGCGGGCCTCGGTATCGGCGTGCCGGTGGCCGCCGCGGTCGCGGCCGGCGTCGGTGCGATGGCGGCCTCGTTCGTCTCCGCCGGGATCGCGGCGAAGGCCTTCCAGCTCGCGGTCGGCCCGCAGATGGAGGCCGTGGCCGAGGTCGCCACCCTCGCCGAGGAGGCCGAAAAGGCCGCCGCGGAGGGCGCCGAGGACGCGGCCGAGAAGCAGAAGGCCTACAACGACGCTCTCGCCAAGCTGCCCCCGGCGACACGGGAGACGGCGAAGGAGTTCATCGGGCTGAAGAAGGACTTTTCCGCCTGGTCCGACAGCCTCTCCGGCACGACGATGCCGGTCTTCACCAAGGGCCTGCAGCTCCTGCGCCGTCTGCTGCCCGCGCTCACCCCGTTCGCGAAGGCCGGCGCTCAGGCGTTCGGCGAGTTCATCGACGAGATCGACCGCTCCACCAAGGGCAAGGGCCTGCAGGCGTTCGCCGACTCCATGGCGAAGGTCGCGGGGAAGAACCTCAAGTCCTTCCTGTTCGGGCTGAAGAACATCGCCGTCGGGATCGGCGGCATCATCAAGGCGTTCCTGCCGCTGTCGACCACCATGTCCGGCGGGTTCGAGGCCGGCACGGCCGCGTTCGCCCGCTGGGGGCAGAGCCTCGAAGGTTCCGACGGGTTCGCCGACTTCATCGCCCTCGCGCGCGAGGGTGCCACCACCCTCGGCCAGGTCGCCACCGCGGCCCTGAACCTGCTGGTGGCGCTCGGCCCCCTGATCGGGGTGTCCACCCAGGTCGCCCTGGTCCTCGCGCGGATCATCAACGCCCTGCCGCCGGACGTCCTCTCGGCCCTGGCGACCGGGGCCGTCTCGATCGCCATCGGGATGAAGCTGTGGGCGGCCGGCGCGAAGGTCGTCGCCGTGGCGAACACGGTCATGGCGTCCTCGACGTACCGGGCGATCGCCGGGTGGACGCGGATGATGGCCGTCGGCCTCGGCGCCTACGCGCGGATCGCGGCGGCCGCCGTGGCGTCGTCCGCCCGCACGGCTGCC